CTTAATTACATTTTTATATTGTTCAATTTGATTAAATATGATTATGGAGCTGATGCCAAATAAACCCGAAATCCATTATTACCCTTATTAACTGGTGATCCGGTAACAAAGGAACCATTAGGTATACCTCCACCTAAAAACATGAAAGAGAAATCATCCCCAGCACTAGTGAACTGATAAGAGGACACTCCAGTGACTTTTCTGGGATAAATATTCAATTGATTAATAGGAGTAGTAGATTTAAATAGTTCTTGATAATACCAAGGTATGTCAATCTCAACTAATGGATTAGTCATACTGTTAACGCCTATACCAGGATAATATGAATTTGTATCTTCATTATAAATTAAAGCACAATTATATGTACTACGATCATTAGAAACTAATTTAACTCTCATAGAACCGTGCCAAAATCTAAACAACAATCCAAATAATTCAACACCACAATATTGTCCATTACCTAAATTTCCCAATCCATTGTAATGAAAAATATTTTCTCCTTGCTGATTAAATAAACCCCAATATCTATGTATAATATCACGTATTGATTTATATTCTTCTCCTGAAATTACGTTCTTGTGATCGTAACCTGTAAAGGAGGGATGTAATGGTTCAAAAGCTTTTTGAAAGTCCATTCGTGGATTTGATTGTATTTGGAAATACACATCTCTTAACATAGAAACTCTAAAATCACTAGCTCCGGCTTTATAAGTATTAATATAAATTGGTAAATCAAGACTACTATCATTGGTTTCAAAAGCTAAAACTTTAAAATAAATTGAAAAGTTATTCGGACTCGTAACGTTTTGTACCACGTAAGAATTTGGATACGTCACATTAAAAGATACTTCAGCATCTCCATTAAATGCTACAACCATATGATAACAATTTTCCCAAGCTTGGGCAGTTCCATCATCTGATAAGTAAAAGACTCCTCTAACATTATGGAACTTTGAAGCTGTGATATAAAATTTGAATGCATACGTACCAGAATAATACTGAAAATTAGCTGTTACAAAATCAACATATGTGATATTTTGATCTGCTGGCCCTAAATTTGCTAAAATAGTAGGTGAAGTGGAAGAATTGAATGCTACTGTAGAAACTAAACTAGGTGTTCCTAGGATGTATGACATTTGCATTTCGTCTTGTGTAATGCCTCCCACTACTGGTCTTGTAGAAATTTGATTTTCTGGATCCATAGCCAATTTAATACTATTATCAATTCCTCTTCCAAATGAAAAATCTAAAAATGGATTAATCTTCATAATGGTACCCATAGCAACAGAGGAAGGTTTATCTAAACCTACCATCTTAGTAACTCCACTAACAGCTTTGGCCCCTATTTTAAAGGTGTTAGTGTAAGGTGCCACAATAGGTGTATCAGATATAACCCCAGCTATGGTTCCCATGTTATCTAATGCTGAAGATATAGTTCCATTCTCGGCTTTAATCTTGCTTTCAAAACCTTTGAAATTTGTAGAACTTTGTATCGTGAAAGATTGTTGAACAAGAGAAGCTTGACTATCATGCGGTAACATCAATTCAGCATCTAGAAATTGCCCTGTTACAAAAATAGTAGCTGTAGCTGGATCACCTAACGCATTAGTTAAAGGATTAAGTACCATAATAGTAAATTGTCCCATTTCATTAGCAACAAAATCTTGAAGATCCAAAAATCTCCTGTCATCTATGAAAGGTACATCAAATACTGCCGTTTCAGCTGCTGTAGCTGATACTATCATATGAGGTGTTTGGGAACACCTAACAACATCATCCAAATTTGAACTATAGGCGTTAGTATGAGGCATAGGTTCATAGGAAACCAATATTTTACCATATAAACTATAAGCAGCAGTTACTTTAACGGCTAACCTAATTCCTCCTCTAAATAATCTATAATCTGCTATTTTAGCTGCAATGTATTGTTGATTAAATAATAAAGTGGGGAATTGTAAAACACCTAATATAGTACTCTCTGCTGCACTAGTATTCCACACAATTGTGGAGACAGGATATTCTCTATCTAAAGTTTTATTTATATTAAATGTCTCCATATTAGCTTCTTTATAAGCGTCTTGATAAACTTCATTGTTTACGGCAGTATTCTCCATAGGTACTGCTTCCTCATATTCACCTAATTGAACTTTTTGATCTTTTGTGAGGATGTCAACACCTCGGTCTGTATAATTATTTTCAGGAATAAATTTACACTTAATTTTAATTCTTACGAATACACACACTTACGCACATGTTTTGTCTAAAAGACTACCTCTTTCCAGGTATAAAAGTTTTGTCAAAGCTGATTAGTTTGTTAGGATCATACATTCCATTATGAAAGTACCAGTAATCTTGTTTACACTTTTCAAATGCTAACAGTAAAGCAGGTCTTCTCTCAATAATAATTTTTCTGAACTTTTCTACATAATCATCAAAGACAGATGGTGGATGATGAGATAGTTCCACCAACATACTACGGATTGTACTTAACATAACTTCCGTATTATTATCTTTTGTCCTAAACCAGTAAACACATTCCAAAGGAACTCTTATCGGCAAAGGAGCTTTAATTTGTCCCAAATAGGGAACAAAAGATCTATTGAGATATCGGATATTTTCTAAGGTATCATTTTCCTCACTAACATTTTTGGTAAAATGAGTATAGACCATGCCATACATTTCCTCAAAATGTGGTGTGAAATCAGAAGTTTTCAAACCTTTTACCTCCGTTGTAATAACATTATCATCTCCATAGACAACAATATTATAAGTATCGGGATTCATATGAAATTTCTCATGTAGTATTTGAATACACATCATTAAATTAATGACTGAATTGTATATTGCTGTCATAGCATTACCTGAAGGATTCCCATCCTTGACTTGATAAACTTTATTACCATTAACATGAAAAGCTGAATAAACATGTTCCATTAACAAAAACCGAACCTTTGCATTGACAGGACCGTCATCAAACCATCTATTTACAAACTCAACAAAAGCTTTTCCTAAATAGGTAGGTATTCT